GTATTTTGCAATCCCGCGTATTGCCGTTCACGCGAGGGCGCCAGCAAATCCTGCTGCCGTTGCATGTATTGAGCTGCGGCCTGTTCCGGTGACTGTGCCAGATACCCCGCGCCGAGGTTGAACAATCCAGACGCAGCACCAGTCAGCGGTGCGTAGCGCCCCTGCGCCGCTTCAGCCTCAGTCAACCCTTGACCTGTCAGACCCATGATGCGGTCTTGATAGGCTTTCAGTTCTGGACTGAGCGTGTAGCCAGCGCCCGATACGCGCCCCGCTGCATCAGTCGTGAAGTTTGATTGCCCAAACCGCGTGGTGACGCCAACCGGACGGAACCGCGCTTCTTCTGCGGCTAGTCGAGCAGCTTCCAGTTGAGCAGCAGCAGAGGTATTAGCAGCATCTCGCGTGGCACCAGCTTGACTTTGGCTACCCATATAGCCAAGTAATGCTGATCCACCGGCAACAGCGGCGGTAACTGGATCACGCCGTTCGCCATAAGCCGCGCCACCAGTGGGATCACCAACGGGATATTCGGATGCCCATGCGCGAGATTGCGCTCGGCTGAGATAAATCTTATTGTCGTCAAGACGCATATCTGGCCTACGCATAGTTACACCTCGTGCATTTCAAATATACCAAACCGCCATCGACTTTAATTTTTACAAAACCTAGTCTTTGGCAAAAAGTTAGCCCTTTTTCATTCTTTGAATCGACCACCGTTATTGCAAAACCAAAAGTATTGATAGTCTTAACCAACGTATCGCGAAGGTGCCTGAGTATCGACGCAGTAGGTTTTTCACCGTATCCGATATGAAGCTCATTTTCTTTTGCAATTACAGCGCCGATTATCTTGCCTTGCTGCTTAAGCGGCACAACAGACCAATCTTTTAGTGATTGCGTAAAATTATCGAATGGCATATTAAGCCTATTTTTAACCGATTCGTAGAGCAGCATAAGCGCGCATAATTTTTCTTCTGCTGAAAAATTGTCGATAATTACGCTGTCCGTTTCCACATATACACCGTAATGTAGGGCTGATAATTTAAGTTAGTGCCTGCAACACCGGCGCTGGCGACCGTCGTAGCTGCCGTTATGCTGGCGAATCCAGTGCCAGTTGTTGTGGCGCTAGGGCCAAAAGCTGAACCACCACCACCGGGAGGTGCTGCGCCATACGCGTTATCGTTATAGCTGTGTGTATGCCCCGCGTCCGTTGCAGTAGTCGTTGCGGTATGGGTGTGGCTAATCGTAACGGAGTCGGCAGAACCACCAGTTTCTTCTGCTGTGTCAAACAACACGTTGGTTGAATCAAATCCGACCGGCACGCGCCCCGCACCAAAAGCCGTCCAAGTGCCGAACCCCAACAGCGTGCCGGGGTTAGTGCTGCTAGTGGCATTGCTATAGACCGATCCAACGGGATATATGGCCGCAAGTGCGGCTTGCACAAACGCTGTGGTCGCTATCGCTGTGCTGCTATTGCCAAAAGTTTGCGTGACCGCAACGGTTCCGGTGGGCAGTGTTGGAGTGCCGGTAAACGTAGGCGACGCCAGATCAGCCTTGGTCGCGACTGCCGTGGCGATGTTGTCATATTCCGTATTGATCTCAGTGCCTTTAACGATCTTCAGCGGATCGCCGGATGACAGACTGTCTTTGGTCGCAAAGTTAGTGCTTTTCACATAATTTGACATGACGGATTCCTACGTAAACTTGCCATTTTTGGCTTGAATTTCGATCTTCTGAATGGACAATTGCGAGCCGTTGATATCCGCTTCGTAGCCCGTTTGCACAATCTTACCCGCACCGCTGGCGCTAACGACTAGCGTCTGTAGCGCAAGACCATTTGCGTATTGGGCTAAAGGACTGCCATTTGCGCCGTATTCGGCTATGCCGTAATACGATACACCTTGCACCGGAATAAACGAATTTGCCGAAAGGTAGTTTGCCGAAAAGTCAAAGCACCACTTGAACGTGACGTATTGGTTCGTGCCACCGATCACCACAATTGCCAGCCGTTTCAGTACAGACGTTTGCGACGGGTTCCCCAGATCAGCATGGTTGGTGTAATACTGAAAACGATAGCTGGATGCGTTGTCTTGATAGGTAGAATACTTGGTGACGTAGCCGTTCTTGCCAAGCAACAGATCGCCGTTGCGACGCGACAACAGCGACGTTGGTTCGATGGAATCCCACGTTGTAACGCGTGACGACCCATCCTCAAGCTGTCCTCTGGTGTCAAAACAGTAAGTCTTTTTTGACGCCGGAAGGTTCAAAAGATAGAAAGCGTCACGTTCGGAAAAGACCGATTTGATCGCGGCGGCGTCTTCGCTGGCAACAAGGCCCATCACATCATTACGGACATTTTTTGATAGATCACGAAATGGCAGTGATTTCTCTGAAATGGTGCGTAGCAGTGAGCGCACGCCAGTGTTCGACAGGAAGATCACATCGGTCGCGATCGGCTGGATGCTATCGCGTGACAAGCAGCCGGTGCCGACAACGGTGTCGCTCAGTGTGATGTTGGCCGGGCTAGTGGCGTTGGAATAGACCAGAATTTGACGTTTGCCAAAGATGAACAGAAAGCCATTATGCGAGGCCAAACCCGTGATCTCATCCGATCCCTGCGCCCACACACGGCTGACATCCAGACTCCCCGCAGTGCCAGTAGACCAGATATGCCCCGCCATCAGGTCGGAGAAATAGATTGTTGTCTTGTCCGTAGCCGTATTTGCCGTCCACAACCGGCCATACGCGCTCAGGGCGATGTTTGTGCTTGGCACCGTGGCGACGTATCCGGTTTTCTCTGAAACGCGCCTAAAGGTCGTGGTGCTGACCGCAGGGTCATAGATCAGCGGGTCGTGCGCTGATTGGAAGAAATAGGTAATGCCGTTGAGTGAGGCGCACTGCCAGTTGCTTGCCGTAATCGTCGGCGCCACCCCACCGCCGCCGTAAGTCAGCTCGACCACGGCGTTGCTGCCGTCGAGCTTGAACAGTTTGTTGTTGCCAGCGAATAATACGGTTAGCGTGCCGTCCGACTGCACCAGCTCGTGCATGACGCCCACATCATTAGCGCCGAGATTGCCGCTAGACGCGTTTACCCTTGCGTAGCCTTTGCGAGATCCGATCCGGCCATACTGGTCGATAATGGAATTGTTCGCCACCAAAGCAAAACCCGCCGCCAAGTCTAACGGCGAGTCTTGGGTGTTTAGCCCAAAGAACCCCGGCGCAGCGGTCGTGAATACTTGTATTGGTTGTGGCATCAGTAAGCCCTAGACAGCGACAAATTGGCCTTCTTCTGGAAAGCGGGTGCCTTCCAGGGCGATACTGTCGGACAGCATGCCGCGATAGAGCTGATACGCCTCGGAGCTGGTCAAGCCCCCATCTTCGCCGCGCTCGACCAGCGCCCGAGCGTAGGCGTTTTGGATGACCAGTTCAGCGGGAACCGATATCACATCCGACGCCGAGGTGAGCGTGGCTTGCGGCACAACCAAGCTAAATTTCAACGAATAGACGCCGTCGGGGATTGGGAACACGCTTACTTTGGTGTCGTAGGTCGAAGAATCCACACCGTTGAATGAGTAATACATCGGGATACCCGTTGCCGGGGCAGCGGGGAAATTCAGATAGCGGTTCATCATCGCAAACGTGACGTTGGTCAGCGTGACAAAGCTGGTCGCGTTGATTGCATCGCGCACCTGAAACTTTTGCCCCGCGCCGGTGACCGTATAGGATGATGTGGCCGACACCGTAGGCACCGTAATCGTGGTCGTAAGGACATTCCACGAATAGGCGTCTTCGACCTGCCGTTTGGCGTCGTTGACGAATTTGCCAATCAGCGTGGCGTAGGTCGTTTCGGAGAGGCTGGATACCTGCACTTCGCGCAAGCGCACCAGCACGTCATTGACAGCTTGCAGAAAGGTAGTACTCATGCGCGCTGGTTCCCTTCGATTTCAAGTGTCACTGCAACGGCAAAAGTAGACGCCGATTCGGTCGTAACAGATAAGGTATCGTTTTCTTCTAAGACAACGATAATGCCTGAATCTAAATCTAAGAAGTTTTTTGCGTTGATGGTATATTCAAAAATTAGGTTGTAGGTCGCCGCCGCGCTACTGTCATACCAGCTAAAGGTAAGGTGTTTATTGCCCGCACCGGTATTATTTGCGTGCAAGCGCATCAGACTGGCGTAGTAACCCTTCGGCACCGTGTAGAGTGTCGTTAGCGTGTTCGCGGTAGGGTTAGCGCCAATGGATACCGGTCTCATTTTCGTGCCTTATTCCTAGCCGAAATAGCGCGAGCTTTCGCCCGAGCATCTGCTTTGGATGAGGCACCCCACGCGTTGAGAGAAAGCAGAAGACGTGTCGGCTCCCCGTTCTTTTGCTCTGGCCCAGGCATTGCGCCCATCCTTGCTAAAAAGGAGGCCCGACGAGGGTTGTCACCTGACTTGACCGGAGGCTTTAAATTCCCGCCGGTATCGGCATTATAAGACGCTCTGCCGGTCGCATTCAAGCCGCCTTTCGGGTTTTTGCCCTCTTTTCGGGCCCACGCGGGTGATTTCATTGCTTCTTCGCGGTCTTTGCCGCAGCTTTGAAAGCCGCTGCGGTAGGCGCGCCTTTAGCGCCCACTTTACGCATCTTTTCCTTAGACCCCGCTTTAATACGCTCTTGCTTGGCGTTGATATTAGCGTACAGACCTGGCTTCATTTTTTCTTTCCTTTAACCATGCCAGCCTCAGACATGGCGATCGCCACGGCCTGTTTGCGGGATTTCACCATTGGGCCAGCCTTACTGCCGGTATGCAGCTCGCCCATCTTGTACTCGTGCATAACTTTGCCTATTTTCTTCTGCCCTTTGGTCATTTTCATGGCGCTATTCCTTGGTTATTGGCCCACCGGATTTCCACGCGTCACAAGTGCGGGCCGCAGCACAAGTGAATTGAAATAGGTCGCAGTAGCCGAGATCAGCCGCCGCGACGAACTGCTCATCGTAGGACAATTCGCCCTTGTTTTCGTCTTTTTCCAGCCCATCGAGGATACATTTCATCATCTTAGGCGTCTGGATGAACGCCGCGCAATTGCCGCAGCGCATGCCCTTGATGGCATCCGTAGGGGCGTTATACATTTTGGCCTTTTTCAACCAAAAGGCATCATTAGCCTCATTTTGATTGGGAGGCCCGTAACCATATTCTTTGAACGCATGGTTGCGGTTCTTCAAATTGGTCGCTATGTCCTGCGTCGCCAGCGGGCAAGTCACACCTGACAACAGTCCTTCTTTCATACGCTATGCCTCTTTTCGTGGCCGACCGCGCCTTTTTATACTCTGGGGCGCTGTGAACATCGTATCCGTTCGCACTGCGTTGT